CAAGCGGTTCATCCTTGCCAGCGAAACGGAGGAAGGCCAACGCCTGTCTACGAGTATGCTCAAGCAGATAGCGAGCGTGGACTCCATTACGGGCGAGAAAAAGTATCGTGATCCGTTCACGTTCGTTCCGACACACACGACCGTACTCTATACCAATCATCTGCCGAGGGTAGGCAGCAACGACAAAGGCACCTGGCGTAGGCTCGTGGTTGCGCCGTTCCTTGCGAACATCACCAATCCCAGACCGGGTTATGGCGAGGAATTAATAAAAAATTCGAGTAGCGCGGTTTTGAAATGGATATTGGACGGCGCAAAGCAGTTTATTGCAATGGGCTTTATCTTGCCGGAGTGCAGGAAAGTGGACGAGGCGATCGGGAAGTACAAAGAGGACAACGACTGGCTTGGCGGATTTTTGGACGAGTGTTGCAATGTGGGCGAGAAGGAAAAGTGCGCGGGCGGTGTTCTGTACAAGACCTATCGCGCCTGGGCAGTCGAGCTGGGTGAGTATACGAGGCGTAATCGTGATTTTGCCGAGGCTTTGCGCCAGGCTGGATTTTCATCAAAGCGTACCAAAACGGGTGTCATTTGGTCCGGCCTGTCGCTGTCCGAAACACGAGAATTTGGCAGAACGCCGGAGGAGGATTTCTTGAAGTAAATGGCGGTGGTGATAGATGGTGACAGATAAATATACTCTTTCACATAGGAAGATAAAAAAATTCTTCCCTATGTATATTTAGGAAATCATCCGTACCCATTCATCACCTCCTCTTTTTCAAGAGTTGTGGCTTATGCGAGAAAAGAAAATCGAAAGTAAACTTTGCAAGGCAGTCAAGCAGACAGGCGGTCTGTGTCTAAAGTTCGTAAGTCCGGCGTTTAACGGGGTTCCCGACCGTATCGTCCTAATTGGCGGTGGAAAAATCGCGTTCGTGGAAGTCAAAGCCCCCGGCGAAACGCTACGCCCTATCCAAAGAAAGCGCAAATGGCAACTGGAGTGGCTGGGTTTCAAGGTGTTTTGCCTGGATGATGAGGAGAAAGTGGAGGAGGTCGTAAATGCAATACAAGCCTTATGAGTACCAGGAGTATGCAGCAAGGTTCATACAAACACACGAGGCATCTGCCATATTCCTGGACTGTGGCATGGGCAAGAGCGTTATAACCCTCACCGCCATCAAGTACCTCATTGCAAAAGGCAAGGCACGGCGTGTGCTTATCATCGCACCCTTGCGAGTGGCGCAAACGACCTGGCCAGATGAGATACAAAAGTGGGATCACCTGAAAGGTTTGACCTATTCGGTGGCGGTAGGGAGTGCGGCGCAGCGCAAAGTAGCACTTGAAAGACGAGCAGACATCACCATCATCAACCGCGAGAACGTGGAATGGCTGATTGCCAAGAGCGGCCAGAAATGGTGCTACGACACGGTGGTGCTGGACGAGCTGTCGTCCTTCAAGTCCTATCAGGCCAAGCGGTTCAAGTACCTCTTGAAAGTTCGCCCGTTCGTGTCGCGGATAGTGGGACTTACTGGAACGCCCGCCAGCAACGGGCTGATGGACTTATGGGCAGAGTTCCGTGTCCTGGATATGGGTGAACGGCTGGGAAGGTACATAACGCGCTACCGTGAGAGCTATTTCACGCCGGACAAGCGTAATGCGCAGGTCGTGTTCTCCTACAAGCCGTTGCCCGGCGCAGAGGAGCGCATCTATGAGAAAATCGGCGACATCACCATTTCCATGAAGGCGAAGGACTACCTTAAAATGCCGGAGCTTATAGAAAACAACGTCTATGTCAAGCTGGACGGCAAAGCGGGGCAGTTATACGAGGAGCTGAAAGCGGACATGGTCTTGGAATACAAGGGCGCGGAGATAGATGCCGTCAATGCGGCGGTTCTGTCCAACAAGCTCCTGCAGATGGCAAACGGCGCGATATATACAGAGGACAGGCAGGTGATTCCCATCCACGACAAAAAGCTGGATGCATTGGAGGACTTGTACGAGAGCGCGAACGGCAAACCAGTCTTGGTGGCGCACTGGTTCAAACACGACCTATCGAGAATTAAGGTGCGGTTTCCGTTTGCAAGGGAGATTAAGACCGCAGCGGATATCCGCGACTGGAACAATGGCGGGATAACGATGGGGCTTATTCACCCGGCATCGGCGGGACACGGCTTGAACCTGCAACAGGGCGGTTCGACCATCATCTGGTTTGGCTTGACTTGGAGTTTGGAGCTGTACCAGCAGTTGAACGCGAGGCTCTATCGGCAAGGACAGAAGGAGACGGTGGTCATCCACCACATCCTCGCCAAAGGCACAATGGACGAAAGGGTACTTCGCGCCGTTGGCGAGAAAGATAAAACGCAGACCACGCTTATCGATGCGGTGCGGGCAGAACTTGGGAGGTAACAGACTATGCACGACATTTGGCAAGACCTGGCAAACGCAATCATTATCCAGGCGGCAAAGGACTACCGCAGGGCGTTGCGTACTTTGAAAACATACCCCTCACACGGCAAGGCCCAAAGAATCAAGACCGAGGTGGAGCAGTTTTTCCGTTCGGATTGGTACGCCGATTTGTCGCGCGTAGATGGCGAGGTGCTTTTGCGGCGGTTGAAAGCGGAGGTGTGAAATGACGGCATACGAGTATTTAAGCCAACTGACCTACATAGACCGCCGCATTCAGTACGACCTTATGGAGCTGGAAGAACTGCGCCTGCGTTCGATGTCCGTATCCTCGCCGAACCTTGAGGAGTCGTTCTCCCACGGCGGGAGTACGGAGGCACCGTTCGTCAAGGTGTTGGAGCTACTTTGGAAACGCCAGGAACAGGTCAACCGCGAACTTGCGGAACTGGACGCCAAGCGCGAAGAGATAAAGGGCGTGATAGAGCAGCTTGAAAACAAGGACGAGCGGATGCTGCTTTTGTACCGCTATGTCCAGGGCATGAAGTGGGAGGACATCGGCGAACAACTCCATGCGGGCAGAACGACCTTGCACCGCTGGCACAAGCAGGCGTTATCCAAAATAAAAGTCCCCGAACCGCAAAAGATGGAACACAATGGAACATAATGGGACTTGAATGAACGGGGCATTTTGTGGTATGATATAATCGACAAAAAATAATGAATAAGGCTTCGAGAAAACCTCGGAGCCTTTTTTCGTGTCAATCGAATAAAAATAAAAAAGCCTTTCGCAAGTTAATCACCAACTGCATAAATCGTTGGCAATTATTAACGAAAGGTTGAGACGGCTCAACTAAACAGATCGAAGTCTGCGGGGGTGAGTCTGCCTCGAATAAAATATACAACAAATCAGCTAAAAAGTCAATGGTTTGTAAGTAGAACCATTGGCATTTGAAAAGGGGAAACGAATGCCCAGGAAACCGAAAAAGCCGTGCAGATTCCCAGGCTGCCCGAACCTCACGGACGATATGTATTGTGCGGATCATGTACACATCATGAACGCCCGCTACAACAAATACGAACGCCCCTACGATTCGTCCGTGCGTTACGGCGCGGAATGGCGCAAGATTCGCAACCGCTACATCCAAGCGCACCCGTTGTGCGAAATGTGCCGGGGGCGGGGGTTGGTCGTGGCGGCAACAGAAGTGCATCACAAGATACCTTTGAGCCGAGGCGGTTCGCACGATGACGAGAATTTAATGTCGCTTTGCAAGTCCTGTCACAGCCGAATCACGGCAGAAATGGGCGACAGGTGGGGCAAGAACCGCTGACGGGAGGGGGAGTCAAAATCTCTACGCCCTGGGACCTTGTCAGCGGGCCTGGGGTGCCGTGTGCAAAAATCGCTTTTCAAACGTGGTATTAACCCCCAAAGCGTAAGAAATAATAACCGATTTTGAAATGAGGGATAAACTATGGCAAAAGACGGCACTATGCGCGGCGGCGCGAGAGTGGGTGCTGGTAAAAAACCGAAAGCATTACATCAAAAAATCAACGAAGGCTCCGCAGACGGAGCTTTAATTTTGCCCCAACCCGTGGAGCTGGAAGGTGCGGACGTGCCGCCCGTGAAGGAATACCTCAAAGCCGCGCAAAAGAACGGCAAGGAACTGCTCGCGGAGGAGGTGTTCAATGAAACCTACCTGTGGCTCAAAAAGTTCGGTTGCGCGGAGCTGGTGAACACGCAGCTCATCAACCAGTACGCAATGGCGGTGGCAAGGCAGATTCAATGTGAGGAGGCTCTGTCCGAGTACGGCTTTCTCGCCAAGCACCCCACAACGGGCAACGCCATATCCAGCCCGTATGTGTCCATGCTCATTCAGTTCACCAAACAGGCGAACCAGGCGTGGATGCAGATATACCAAATCGTAAAGGAGAACTGCGCCGTGGATTTCGGCGGCAGTCCGCATGACGATATGATGGAGCGGCTACTCGCTTCCAGACGGAAATAGGAGGAATACAATGTTTGAAAAAGTAAACCCTTGCCACCCCGACAAGCTCGCAGACCGAATCGCGGGTGCGCTCGTTGACCTTGCCTATGCAAAGTCCGAGAACCCGAAGATTGCGGTGGAGGTGCTTATCGGGCATGGTGAATGCCATATCATAGCTGAAACTTCTACGGTACTGGACATGGCAGAGGTCAAGGCGGCAGTCAAGCGCATTGCGGGAAGGCTGAAAGTCGATTACAAGGAAGTGGCGCAGGACATACACCTTGCCGTAAATCAAGCAGATAAGTTCCGCTGTGGCGATAACGGCATCTTTAAGGGTGTACCCGTGACGGACGAACAGATGAAACTCGCGGACATCGCGCGGACGATCTTTGCGAAGTGTCCCTCGGACGGAAAATACATCCTGGACGGCAAGCGGCTCATTATCTGTCAAAGCAATGCACACACCGCCTCCCTAAAAGAGTTGTACCCCGATGCGGTCATCAACCCGCTCGGTGATTGGACGGGCGGCACGGACGTGGACACGGGTGCGACCAACCGCAAACTCGGTTCGGACATGGGCGACTCTGTCACAGGTGGTGGCTTGCACGGCAAAGACCTCTCGAAAGCCGACGTATCCGTAAACATTTATGCCTGGCTCAAAGCGCAGGCGCAGAAAACGCCCGTCGAACTCGCGTGCGCGATTGGCGATGAATACTTGGACGGCAGACCGTATGCAGAGATCGTCAGTATCGCCAGGGAATACATCGCCCGCATCGGCGGGTTTGAGAAATTCGCGGAGTGGGGGTTGGTACGATGAAGACGACCACGAACATGGAACTGGTGGAAATCAATAAACTCGTGCCGTATGTCAACAACGCCCGCACCCATTCGCCGGAGCAAATAAACAAGCTCCGCTCCAGCCTTCGTGAGTTCGGATTCATTAATCCCGTCATCATAGACAAGGACTACGGCATCATCGCCGGACACGGCAGGGTGATTGCGGCGCGTGAAGAGGGCATTGACAAAGTGCCTTGTGTATTTGTTGACCATCTCACCGAAGCACAGAAAAAGGCATACATCATCGCGGACAACCGCATGGCACTCGATGCCGGGTGGGACGAAGAACTCCTGCGTGTGGAAATCGAGGCGTTGCAGGCGGAGGCGTTCGATGTGAGTCTCACAGGATTTGATGAGAAAGAGATCACAGATCTTTTCAAAGATACACAAGCCGAGGCCAAGGACGATGAATATGACCTCACCGCCGCGCTGGAAAAGGCGGCGTTCGTAAAGAAGGGGGATGTGTGGGTAGTGGGGCGGCATCGCTTAGTGTGCGGCGATGCTACCAATGCCGAGGACGTGGACAAGCTCTGCGAAGGCAAGCGCGTCAACCTCATCCTCACCGATCCGCCCTACGGCGTTTCGTTCAAGAGTGCGAGCGGGCTGACGATACAAAACGACAGCATGAAGAACGAGGAGTTTTATTCGTTCCTGCTTGCGGCGTTCAAGAATATGGTCTCACATTTAGAGCCTGGTGGAAGTGCCTATGTGTTCCATGCGGACACGGAAGGACTCAACTTCCGTCGGGCTTTTATTGATGCGGGCCTGCACCTTGCAGGGTGCTGCATCTGGGTGAAGAACTCGCTCGTGCTTGGCAGGTCGGACTATCAATGGCAGCACGAGCCTGTGCTTTACGGCTTTCTCAAGAACGGCAAGCACCACTGGTACTCGGACAGGAAGCAGACGACCATTTGGAACTTTGACAAACCCAAGCGCAACGAAAACCATCCCACGAGCAAGCCGCTCGATCTGTTGAGCTATCCGCTCAAGAACTCCACGCAGGAGAACGCCATCGTTTTAGACACCTTTGGCGGTAGCGGCTCCACACTCATGGCGTGTGAACTTTCAAACCGAATTTGTTACACGATGGAGCTGGACGAAAAGTACGCTTCGGTCATTCTCCGCAGGTACGTGGAGGACACGGGCGATGGCGCGAATGTGTATGTGATGCGCGATGGTGAGAAACTCATGTACGCAGATCTGGTGAAAGAGATAGAGGGACGGAATGGCTAAACAACTTACACTCGGCAGCTTGTTTGACGGCTCCGGCGGTTTTCCGCTCGGCGGGATACTCGCGGGAGTTCTGCCCGTGTGGGCATCGGAGATAGAACCGTTTGCCATACGGGTTACGACCAAGCGAATGCCGTTTTTGAAACACTACGGCGATATCAGCGGAATGGATGGCGGGAAAATCGAACCCGTGGACATCATCACGTTCGGCTCGCCTTGCCAGGATATGAGCGTGGCAGGCAAGCGGAGCGGTTTGGACGGGAGCAGGTCGTGCCTGTTCTACGAAGCCATCCGCATCGTCAAGGAAATGAGGAGAGCAACAAATGGAGAATATCCGAGATACATCGTCTGGGAAAACGTCCCCGGCGCATTCTCAAGCAACGGCGGCTACGACTTCAAAGCCGTCCTCGAAGCGGTCATCGGTGTCGTGCAAGCGGATGCCGAGGTGCCTATGCCTGGTAAAGGCGGC